AAGGGCACCCGCACTTCTAACCCCCACGCCGCACTAGCTTTATCTGCGCGGAGGTTATCAAAATAACACAAATCTTTTACACCTTCGCACATTTAAAACGCCGTTTATTTTAATGATGTAGTTGAATTTTGTTTTTTATATTATATTATTTTATTTCATTTTTTTAAATATGTTTTTAAACCTTCACGCAATAAGTAAACTTGATTTATATGTTCAAAATTATCGGATTGTCCATAATAATCACATTCATTTTCCCATTTTATTTCGGTATAAATGGGATTATGTAGCAGGTGAAATTTGCGCGTATCGTCATCGTCGTTTTCATCATTAAAGTTTTTTTCATCGGATTTTACGAGCTTAATAGACCAAAATACGTTATATAGTTGCTCCCGAATGAGAGCACGTTCAGCGTCGTTAAAATATATCCATCCATCTCTATGAAAGAGATATTTAAACCGTTCAAACTCGCATTCAAATTCGTCTTCATATACAAGGTTTGCGTCGTAAGTCATCTCAACTAAATTCTTTGCCATTTCAACATCAGTAATAATTGGTTTTGTCATTTTTAAATCGGTTTGGTGGGTTTGTGTAATGAATATTTTTATAAAAAGTATTTCAATTTTTTTATAAAAATCGGCGTTTTAAATGTGCGAAGGTGTAAAAAAAGTGTTTTTTGGCTCTACCTTTCTCTTACTTCGCATAAAAAGGTAGGTTATAATGAAATCATCGCAGGTGCGCGAATATTTTTCGTCCTTAAAATTTCATTGCGGAGCATATTGAATTCCAGCGTAAAGTTAAATTCTAAACCCCGGAAATCGACCAAGCGTCCATCGTGAAAACGAAAGCGAAAGCGTAATTTAGCAATGCGCTCGATAGGTGGTTCATATTGAACGATATTGATTAATAATAAATTTCTCGAGTCTTGACTACCTATAATGGGGTCCAAAGGTATCTTGGCAAACGCCCCATTCACTTTACCGTTGTAGGCGTTGTTATCGTAAGCATTTTTATTGCTTTCCGTATAGGGATACAATTCATCATAAGAATTATATTTTTCCACTTCCATGTAAATATCTTTATCACCTACGATATTAATAACTTTGGGCAGAGGTTGAACCATATAGTTAATAGACGCTCCGCCAGTACTCGGGGGGAGATAATTAATAAGATTGACTGGCTCAGTAGCTTCGTATTGTTCTTTATCATAACCTAAATAATACGGTAACCCCCAGCGCGAATAATTAGACCAGACAATGGGTTGAGTACATTTTATCTCCGGATACTCCATTTTATAATTAAAATCGAGGGTAAACTTATTTTTAGTATTACCAAACCACAGTTTACTCCCCACCACATCATAAAATACATTAAAGGTTTTTTTGTCAATTATATTATTATCAGTTTGAAGTGCATTATTCATAACATTTGTTAGTTCTTGCGCCAGCTGACACGGTGTATAGGTGCCTTCTTGAATAGTCACGCAATACGATTTTGTATATGGGGGGTTTGGTTCAAGGGTGTCTGTATCATAATAAGTAAACCGAAATTTCGTATTTTGATATTCATTGCTAAAGGTATAGTAGTCGATTGGAAAGGTGGATTGGACTAAACGTAAAGATTGGACGTTTAATAAAGGCTGTGGCAGGGTAATCCAAAACTCATTCGCTTCGGGATACTTGGTAATATCTCTGTCTTCGGAATGTATTGACACTAATTTTCGGTCAATTACGTAATTCTGCTCGCGCGGAATTAAAGGTGTAGGATTATTTGTATTGAAAGAACTGTTATGGTACATATATATATATACTTTTAGGAAATACTTTTAGGAAAAGTATCGCAAAAAACCTACCTTTTGGTAAAAGGTAGAGCCAAAACCTACCTTTTATACTTTTTCTAAAAGTATATATAATGTACGGAACTTTAATCGGGTTTATTCTCTCTTTAAATGATATTATAAGTTATGGCTTAACAAAAAAATATTACCTAAAAGAAATCGGTATTACTTACGGACTATATCTGCCAATGATATTATACAGTTTGCAAATACCCTTATTCTATTATGGTCTGCAAACAACAACGATGGCGATTTTAAATATAACCTGGAATTTATTTTCCAATATTTTCGTTACACTCGTGGGTGTATTTTATTTTAAGGAAAAATTTAACGGCTTAAATGTACTGGCGATTTTAATGGGTATTAGCAGTATTGTATTATTCACTCTAGATTCGGTGATGAATAAGAATTAACCTGCTGATTTTATGCAAACATAAGTATATACATATTTTTTCAAGGTTTTTTAAAGGGTTTTTAAAGGTTTTTCAAGGTTTTTTTAAAAGTATATAATAATGGCTACCACTGCAGAATATTTAATTAACAATTTTTTGGCTTTTGCCATCGTCGGGCTTATTATAAAATTATTTTTTAAAAGCGATATTACCGATGATGGTACGAGTGGCCCAGCAAATGCTTCAATTTGGGGCTACGGGGTAGTCGCCCTTTCGATATTTTCTGCAATGTTTCTCTCTTTTGCTTTAGCTTCAAACATGAGTAATCTAAATAAAGATATCTTTGGATTTATCAAGGAACTATTAGCTGACTCGTTGCCCTCTTTATTAACTTTATTGATTTTATTATGGCTGATTACTCTAAATGTAACTTACTTTACACGTATAAATCAAGGTAAAATTTCTAGTGAATATAATAATTTTTCTATCGCAAATATTGTATTCTTAAGTATCCAGGTAATTGTGTTATTTCTGTGTTTACGTGTGCAGACCGCAACCGCAGGTAATAGTAAACTGTCTTATGCTGTCTATGGTTTGACGTTTATTAATGTAATTTTAATTAGTATGATGAATATTATCTTGAAATTTTTTTCAACGGATGGTTAGAAATGCATTGTTATACACTTGGGCTGGTTTACACTTAGGCTGGTTTACACTTAGGCTTGTGTAAACTTAGGCTGGTTTACACTTAGGCTGGTTTACACTTAGGCTTGTGTAAACTTAGGCTGGTTTACACTTAGGCTGGTTTACACTTAGGCTTGTGTAAACTTAGGCTGGTTTACACTTAGGCTTGTGTAAACTTATAAGTTAGTCCATATTCCACGTCAGTTAACCATACACCTGAAATCTTCAGTAGAAATTTTATACTTTGTATATTAGACCCTGGTGAGTTCGACCCTGGTATGTTCGACCCTGGTATGTTCGACCCTGGTATGTTCGACCCTGGTGATTGTACATTATCGTTAGTGTTGAGAATCGGTACTTTAATAAATCCATTTTTAAGCTGTTCGTTTACACGAAACGTAGCTTTTTTAGAGTTAAGATTACATTTCGACAGAATCTGATATTCTACACTATTTAATATATAAAAAATACTATCGTTCTCTCGATAGTCAAACAAACATTTATATTTATTAAAAGTTTTATCTATATGTGTAATTGGTAAAGTAAACTCTAAACACAGGCCGTTTAGTATAAAAACCTCGTTTGAATAAATCACTTTTATAAAACTACTATCGTTCATTATAGTATTTTTTATTGCTTCTAGGAAAAATAAATTATTTATATCAAATTTGTCAAGTGACAGAGCTATATTCATGATAATTATACAAGTGGAATATATTTAAGCGATATCTATTATAAAATTGATTGTTTTATATAGCAAATAAACATATATATAAAATAAGCATATATAAAATAAACAAATGGACCACCCTATGATTGTAACGGCTTTTGTAAACGCTTTACAGAGAAAAGACGACAATATCTATATGACCTTCGAGAGAAAAGACATATTTTACAAGGATACTTACTGTATCTTGTCGGGTAATCAGGCCTACGTACAAGAAGCCATACAGAATGCATACTTTGACGTGAAAGAAGAAAGAGACAGTTGTCCGCGCGCCGACCATAATAATTTATTGGATACACCGTTTGATAGTTGGTGTAGTGGGGCGTGTATGTGCGACGATATACGACGATGCGCGGATACGCAGGTTGTAAAGTGCGGGTCCCGTTGGACGTATGTAGAACATGATTCGGTGGAAGACCAGCTGGCCTACATTAGAACTATAACGCCGGGTTATTATGGGAATGTTGCCATAGAAATAATGTGAAGAGGCGCTATAAAGATGCTAATTATTTTATTTTATTTTATATAATATAATATAATATAAATATGTTCCCTAAAGAAGAATTTGTCTTGTTTATAGTGATGTTTTTGATTGCCTTAAGTGCCGATTCGATGAACATGATGGTATCTTCGCCGAAGGATATATATCTCTCCAAATCTTTAATAATTTATTCCTTCTATATGGCTACGAATATGATTTGGGGACATCAACTTGTGCATTATTTTACTCGCGGACACTTTGATAAAACCATCTTTTTTTTCGGGGTATGTTTAAGTATGGTAACCTTATATATTATGCGCCAACAAGTGTTTATTACACCGCGTGATTGGTTAAAGGCAATGATTCCTCATCATTCGACGGCTATTACGACTACCGCACAATTACTGCAGAAGAAGGCGGTTAATTTACCGGCAAATAGTAGTATATACAAATTAGCTCATACTATTTTGGATACACAGCAGAAGGAGATATTAGCGATGGAACACATGTTGCATTGAAAAGCATATAAGTATTTTACTATTAAAAGTATACATATGAAATTTCATGAAACTACCTTTGAGGACTATTTGCTCTCCGCCAAAAAAATAAATCTGCACCCCAAAATAGAGAAATTATATAAATCATTTCCGAAAGAAATTGTTGATTTACCAAATCTCATTTTTTATGGTCCACCAGGAGTAGGTAAGTATACCCAAATGCTAGACCTCATTAACCGTTATAGCCCCAGTAATTTAAAATATGAAAAAAAACTCAGTGTTACATATAATAAAAATACTTATTTCTTTAAAATAAGTGATATACATTACGAGATAGATTTATCTATTTTGGGCTGTCACGCAAAATTGTTATGGAACGATGTATATACCCAGATAGTAGATATAATCATGGTAAAAAAAGACAAAATCGGTATTATTGTATGTAAGAACTTTCATGAAATTCATAATGAATTATTAGAAACCTTCTATAGTTATATGCAAACGCTGTCTAACTGGTCTATAAGTTTAAAATTTATTCTTTTAACCGAAGCTGTTAGTTTTATTCCAGATAATATAAGAAATCGTTGTAAAATAATTCAAGTACCCCGTCCCTCACGTCTGCAATATAATAAATGTATTGATAATAAATTTAAACCTCATATAGTTTTAAGTAAATTGACAAATATCAAAGAAGTTCATTCTGAAATAGAAAAACCTATACAGCCGTACGATGTCATATGTAATAGTATTTACATATCTATTATAAATCAAACCGGGTTTAGTTTCTATGCCTTGAGAGAACAATTATACGATATACTTATATATAATTTAAATATTGATGTGTGCATATGGAATATACTCGAACGTTTGATACTGGAGAACAAAATCCCGGAAGAAAAGTTGACCCAAATGTTAATGAAGACGTATGATTTTTTTAAAAATTATAATAACAACTATCGACCCATTTATCATTTAGAACGCTTAGCGATTAATCTTATCGAGGTCGTTCATTTCGGTGTGGAGTAAAAAAATAATATATAGAGTATATTATTTTTTAAATTTAATTATTTTATAGTTTAATAATTATTTTATAGTTTAATAATTATTTTATAGTTTAATAATTATTTTATAGTTTAATAATTATTTTATAGTTTAATAATTATTTTATAGTTTAATAATTATTTTATAGTTTAAT